CATCTTTGCAAGTTTTTCAGCCTCAGTTTGCTTTGCTTCTATTTCTTTTAGCAAATTCTCCCTTTCAGCCTTTTTAATTGCTTCAACTTCTGCTCTTGTATAAGTCTTACCCTCTTTTTTAGGTGCTTCTTGAGTAGTTGTTTCTGCTTTTTCTACTGTTTCGGTAGTAGTTACCATACTTTCGTTATTTTCCATAACTCTTCTCCTTTTCAATTGCGGCTTGAAAAATGCCAAACAGTCCGTTGCGGTGGTTACCATACCAATTCGTGCTTTCATAAGCACTAGAAAAGGAACTATCTCTAGTTCCCTTATCTACTACCTATAAAATTTAGTATAAAATTTGACAAATAGCATAAAATATAGTATAATGTAATCGTAATTACATTTGAGTGTTCTCACTGCTGTTGGCAGAGTGGACACTCTTTTTTATTTTTCGTTACTAAATTCCATAACTATTTTATAATCTCTCATATATATTACTTTATTATAATATTTTGAATAACTTGGAAATTTCTCGGATATTCTTTTTATAATTTCATCATCAGACATATTTGTTTTTCTAGAAAATAATATTAAATTATCAGTTTGCTCTTTATAATCCTCAAATTTATGTTGAATAGTATATTTGCTATTACCATCTATACCTTTTAAATCCCATTTTTCATTATTCCATATGTAATCTGGAGTTTGTGGTATTTTATAATTTTTATCTTTATTGCCTATTTCTTTTTCTATTCTCGGAACCATATGGATATCTCCACCAAAATTTTTTTTCAACCATATAGCCATTTTAAATTCTTCACTATCTTCTGGTGGAATTTCAATTTTTTCTTTATCCTTAATTGGATGGTATATCCCTTCATTGTCTATGAAACCATCATCAAAATGTATATCTTTTATAGTTTTTAACACTTTAACTAACTCAACTTTTTTTATTTCAGATTTTAAATCTTCTTTACCTGTTTTTTCAAGCAAATATGTAAGTGTAGATCTACACCAATGAAAGTGATTATCTATTGGTGGCATATTTAATCCTTTAACTAAACCATAACAAGTTATAGTCTTATAATACAAATGCTTTGCATCATATCCAAAATATCTTTTAAATTTATTTTCTGCTTGTACATTAAATATCATACCATTCATATTTTTACACATTCTAGTTGTTCTTTCATCCATTTCAGCAATGAACCTAACTTTTTGAATGTTATTATCTTTTGCTACTTGTAAATAAGCATCATTTACTAAATTATCAGTAATATTAGACATTGCTCCAGTAGATTGTCCTTCTTCTCTTATGTTAATAATACTTCTTTGTTGTTTTTTTATTAATTCTTGCAATTCTCTTGAATTAATGTTTAACTCTCTACCTTGTTGCAATATCATTAATGCTCTCTTATATATTTCTTCGGCATGGTCTAATTCTAATGCCATTAGATATGCTTCAGCTGTTGCCTCTAATAATGGAATATTTAATAGTAGATACATTGTTTCAAATGGTATATGCAAATGTATCGGTTTTAATATACCAGCCTCTCTTATTCCTTGTTGATATGCATTATCTGCTATTTCATAATAAAGAAGGTTGTTTACTTCATCAAGTTCTTTATTTTCTTGAATATAGCAACCTTCTATCATTATTCTTAACATTTCACTATAAGTAACTTTTTTCTTATTAAGTATTAATCTTGCTCTATAACCAAAATAATCGCTCAATAAACCACTTTCTTGTAGTTCTAGTATAAATCTATCTAATCGTGCCTTTTCTTGCTTAGAAATAGGTTTATTCAAGTCTTGATATGGTACTTTTATCAAATTAAATACATCTTGTAATTTATCTTGTGTCTTTTTATTTAGTTTCTTGTAATCTTTACTATATTTGGCAAGTAATTTATCTACATCTTTCCATCTTGTTTTAAGTATTTCTTCTTCCATAGAGTATCACCTACTCTTTTTCTGTATCTTCTTCTATTTCTTCATTTTCAATGTTTATTTCTTCTTTTGGCGTATTATCTACTCCAAACGATTTAATTCTTTCTATATTTGCCAGCATATTATCTTCCGCTTCTGCATCTTTCTTATTCTTTTCATCTAAGTAGTTATAACCTAATTTTTCAATTATAGTTTGTTCTGATAAGATAGATTGAAGCTTCATCATACTATCAATTCTTTCATCATCGTTTGCTGGTAAATTCTTAGGCAAATCTATATCTATATCTCTAAAATCAAATTGAGTTCCCTTTTTAAGGTTAATTCTATTGAAGATTAATTCCCATCTTCTTAAATATGCTTTCTTTAGTTCACTTACTACATTTGAAGTTGCCATATTCATTACATAGAACTTTCTATCAATAGCACTCGCATTTAAGTCTGTACTGTTAAATGCCAAATCACTAGTATTAGGTATTCCTGCTAATTGGAACATTAAATCAACATATGTTTTTAATATGTCAGTTGCTCCGTTTGAATCCATTTCTTTAATTAACCAACTAACATCTCCACCTTCGCCAACATAAATAGTTTTAGATTTTAACCAAGCATTATCTTCTGCTAGTCTTGCTTCATTTATTATTGGTCCACCATCTTCACCAGGTATTATCATTGGGTTTTCTGGAGTATAGCCTGTTATCTTCATTTTGCAATCAACATCGTTATATTGGTATGTATTACGAATATTTTGAATTAATTGTTCATATGCTGCAATTACATCTTCACAACTTTCAAATACTGAATAATCTGTTTCTATTGCAAATGCTGGAACATCTCCCCAATTGTGATTCCTTACTTCTCTTTCTACCACTTCATTTTTGTTTTTTTCATATACTCTAGTTCCATTTTTATCAGTTAGTTCTATCATAGTAACTTCTATGTTATCTATTGTTTTTTCATCCCATACTCTTATTAATCCTGTTAAATTAGCAGGTATTTCATAATCCCATGTTGCAACTGTTTGCAATGGATCATATTTTGAATATACTATTTCATTGTTCTCATTTTCATATATTAATTCATAGCAACTTGTAAGCTCTAATATATCATGAACTAAATTATAATGCTCTGTCGCATCATCATTGTATCCAGTAATGTAGTCAATGATAATCTCCATACCTTTTTTATAATCTTCATCTTTTTGTGGCTTATCAAGTAAACTTTCTAGTAATCTTACTTTATCTTCATCAAGTGTATCAGTAACACTGTATATTGGCTTACCGCTTAAATAACCTGTTGCCAAGTCTGTTATGTATTTTTCAAATGGTACTATTGTGTCATCAATTTTACCACTATACATTAATTGTGAGCTTGATGCCTTTCTTGTATATTTCTCATGTAGTGATTTTCTTTTCTTTAATATTGGTTCTACTAAATCTAATAATTTTGGTATATCTTCTGCATGCAATTCTTCTAAATTTGTTATTTGTAACATTTACTGTTCCCCCTTCTTTAAAATAATTTTTTATAACTAATTTCCCAATTATTAGGTCTTTTATTTTCATAAACCCCTGTAGTACAATCTGGTGCATCATCGTGTGCATTTTTACCTTCCCTTTGATATTTATTCATATCTTTGTAATAATCAGGCCATCTTGTTGCCCAATTAGCAGGAAAGAATACATTATTCATTACGCCAGTTGCATTTGATAGTATTCTTGCAATTTTATTCTCACTTTGATGAAACCAATCTACTTTAGTGTGTCTATTGTTTCTCTTTATTAATTCGGCTTGGACATTTCTTGCATATCCTCTACCACCATTATTGCTTTCTATTTTGCAATAACCTACATTGTCTTTTGTCATCATCTCAGCTTGTGCTGGTTCGGTTACTTCCATTGGCTCTTTTGTATATAAAATATCTAGGACATACATTTGGTCATTGAAGTCTATTCCATAATCTATTGAGCATAAATTATCGCTACCTTCATCAGCAGTATCTGTATAATTCATGACATATTTAAAAGCCGGTGTTTTACCGACTTCGTATGTAAGAAACTTAGAATAAAGTTTTCCTTTTATATCAATAGGGCATTGTTGATAGTTTGCTTCAACTATGTCTTTATTCATATTCTTTGTTTTAAATTCAAAATCATCTTTAGACAAGATAGATTCACATAACATTGTTCCATCATCTTGAATTGCTTTGTAGTTGATATGTTCTACATTATCAAAGTTATCTAATATATAACCTGCTAGATCATTACTTGCCCATCTAGTCATAATTACAATTAGTTTGAAGCCTTTTTCAGTTCTAGACATCATCGTGTTATTAAACCACTCTATATGTTTAGTTAATATATTTTCATTGTAGGCTTCTTCAACATTTTTGATTAAGTCATCAATAATCATAATGTTACAACCAAAACCTGTTGCTGTTCCTGTTGGGCTTGTTGCCAGATAGTTTGCTTCCTCATTACCTTCTAAAGCCCACTTATTCATCGAACTTTCGCCATATTTAATTTTGGTATTAGGATATAACTTACTAAATATACCATCTTGTTCTAATATGCTATCTCTTACTTGCTTGGCAAATGTTGTTGATAATGTTTCATTGTATGAGCCTGTCATTACTTTAGTTTTATTGTTATTTCCTAATAGCCATTGAACTAATAATGTTGCAGTCCTTGATTTACCATGTCTTGGTGGCATATTTATAACTAATATCTTCTTATCACTATTAATAAACTCTTCTAACTTATTACATAAATCTTTTAGATATTCTCTATCTTCTCTATAGAAATCTTTAGCTTTTAATCTACAATAATTCCATAAACTTATCTTTCTTTCGGATAATGCTTCAAAGCCTAAACTTTCTAGTTGCTTATTTCTCATTATTTATCATCTCAATAATATCTTCAGTTGATAAATTTCTTAATGGGTTATTTAAATTCATATTTCCTTGAACTTCTACTTTTTGAGTATAAACTCCATCCATTTTATTTAATATCTCCAATGCCTTTAATTTGTTAGCTACACTTTGTTCCGTTTTTGAAGTAATTAAATTAGTTAGCCATTTCATTCTTTCTTGAATTGACATAATTGCTTTATCTTCTACTTTGGACTGCAATTCTTTTATATAATTTTGCACGTCAACCTTTGTCAACAGTCTACTTGCTAATCTTCTAGCACTTTCTTCATTACTATCTGGATAAGCAATCATATATGCTTTAGTACCATTATTTTCATTTTTAACATACTCTTGACAAAATAGTTTTTGTTGGTTGTTCATTGGCAATCACCTTCTATTTTGATTTTCTTTCAAATTCAATTATTGTTTTGCATCTAGGACATTTAGTTTCTATCTTGTAATCTCCATGAAACTTTCCTTTAAACAATAATCTATTAC